GGAGTCTTTACAATTCCGTATTGGATAAGTTGAGATGCCATTTCCATTTTACCAGCAGTTGTTCTAGCAATTGGATTACCCATATCAACGATTACTCGATTAACTTGAGATAAATCATCGCCTGTAAACTCAGCGGCAACGTAAGAGCTGTTAGATTTACCAGCAATCATTGCGATTCTAGGAACTGCTGCGAAGTCTTTAAGCATATTAACAAGACCAGTACCAACATCCTCAATCAACTCAACGTATTGTTGTTGCAATCCTGAGATAAACTGTAATGCCATAGATTGAACTAGGGCCAAAGCAGTTCCTGATTTAAGAGAAGCTTCCGGATTACCACGAGCAACGCTGTTCACTCCTGAAATAACTTCCATTTGACTTTCTAACATTTGTAAGAAATCAAACACTTCTTTTGGTGTACTAGTAAGATTCATAGCTTCTGGTTTACCAGCTCCGCTATTACCTTCAATAATATTTAATCCACCTTCAAGACTTTTAAATGAAACGTCAGCATTACGAGGAATATAAATATTCTGAACACCAAACGCTTGTTGATTAGTTAGAATTGTACTATATAAAGAATTAATTGCGTCTTGAATTGGCAATAAATCGAACATAGGTGTATAACCATATGGTGTACCAAGAATATCTGAAGGAGAAATACGGTATACTGGTAATTGTCTATATGGCATTGGGCTATCAATAAGAACTAGCTTACTATCAAGGAACATCATGTATCTACCTTCAGGCATAGACTCAGTTCTCTTGTGATAAAACTCATAAACTGGAACATCTGATGTATCATCAAAGGTGGACATCTCTAAACGAAACTTAAATAGATCGGATTTAGTTTGAAGCCCTTTAATTTTATCAGCAAGTTCTGGATATTTAGCGGCTAGATCAAATTTATTTTTAAAACTACGACAAACAACCCAGTCATGGTTCTGACTTTCTTTAGTTGTGTCAAATACTACATCATATGGAGATAAGTTGTAGAATTCTACATCGCCTTCATAGATTGGTGTTCCCAATTCATCATTAATGTCGTATACTTCACCACCAGTAGCGTTCCAATCCATTTTAATATAGCCAGTTCCAAGAACAATAGCATATTCAACAGCTTGTTGGAGGTTTCTTTCAAGTCTTTTTTCTCTCATGTAGTAATCAAGTAGCTGATTTGCCAGCTTTGCTTGAACTAATGATTTATAATCTTTGTTTGTAGCTCTAGCTTGGAATGCTGGACGATTTGCCGTGATCATTCTAAGGATATGTTGAGCAATATTACGTAAATGATTGACCGCAAGCTGAGTAAGCTCACCTTGTTCACCACTAAATTGAATTTTATGAGCACCGTTAATAGAAGAGTAGTATGCACCATGATATGCGGTCCACATTTCTCGAACTTTGCCAAGGTATCCGTTATTATGCAACTCATTATACCATGAATTTGCCTTAGTTAGGATAATCTCGGCGGTCTTATCCGCTTCTTGGGATGCAAAATACACTGTATTAGACATTAAAACTCCTGAACTATATGTTATTCTTTACCATCTACGACCAACCTTACGACCGGCTTTAGTTTTAAATATATTAACTATGCCTTGTTCTAATTCTGTCTTAGGTTCACCGGCTTTTTCATTTGTAAATATAGAAGCGTGGCTGTTGGCAAGCTGGTAGTTAGCTGGATATGGATTTTTGTTAAAATTGATGTTTCGACATAGGTATTTTAAGGCGTCAACTGCATCGTAGTGACCCTGATCCCCACTTCTAGCGTAAGAAGTGCGGGCTTTATTCCAAATTGCCGACTTTAAATGAAATATAAGCGTTTTACAGCGAGGATTTATGAATAATCGCTCAGATTTAAGCAACATTCGCATGTTATTAAGTGCAGCATCGGCATTATCTTTAAGAGTCGGGACAAAAGTGAGCTTATGCTTAGCGCCTAGATCATTTAATAGTATAAGATTGTTATTATCAGATACCCTTAAGTGAGGAATCTTCTGTTCTCCTGTTATGGGGCTTGTCCATATAGCCTGTTCTTTGCTCTTTATAAGCGCAGCAAGGCTATCTGTAAGCATTTTCTTACCAGATAGTACAATCTCATCCTCTACTATGATCTTGCCTTGTAGGAAGTCGTAATAGGCAAATAAACAAACAGTCAAATCGTTTACCCCGATATCCATAGCAACATAGGCGTCATAGTACGCCGGTATTGGGTGAGGCTTCACTATCTTATCCTGAAGTTCTTGATTAAATTCAGGAATTACTGCGTCTTCTTCAGAAGTAATCATCTCAACTAAATATTCTCTTCTAAAATCAACGCTCTCTTTACCGCCAAGAGCCTCAGCAATTTGATCAATATCTGATGCATTCAACCTGGGATTGTCATAAATGGTTTTTTTAACAAATCTATTCTCGGCTTCTGCGTGTTTCATAAAGGTCATGAATGGATGATCTGGGGACTTAGATGGAGTAGATGCCATTACAATCTTACCGCCAGTTGTTGTTGTGGTTGGGATAAGAATAGATTTAACGATATAATCTAGGTCATCACAGAACCCAGCTTCGTCTATAATGCATAAGTGGGCTTTATTACCACGAATAGATTCTGCGTGACCATTTTCAGTACCGGCCAATTGAATTTCACTACCATTAGCGAATCTAAAAATATGATCTTGAGTATTATATGTGGGTTTTAAATCATTAGGGCAGTCTGCAGTAATTTCTCTGATGAGAGGAGAGACAATTCGCTTAATGTCTTTAACTGTAGGTGCAATAAACTTAACAATTGAATATTTTTGTTTTAGACATTGTTCAATTGCAAGACTTACTAGGAAAAAGGTCTTACCTAACTGACGAGAAGAGCCAATCACGGTAATTTTATTACTACCATTGACTACGAAATCATGCATTTCTAGTTGATTTTTATCTAATTTCCAAGTAATTATAGCTCTACGCCATAATTGATCTACAGCATCTTTTCTACTGATCGTCTTCTTGGGACTTCCTGGCGATTGCGACAAGCTCGGCCTCTTTTATATTTCTATAGTCTTTATGGTCAATCGTTTCTGTGGATTGATCCTTAATAAGACGTAGGTTTTTAATAAGAATGTCTAGACGTTTAACTTCATCTAAACTTAATTCTCGGTCTGCTGACTTTCTTTTAATTAATGAGATTTGTTCTATACAAATTAGTTCTTCAGGAGAAGATGCTGAGTGTGATGTATAGAGGACAGTTTCTAATTGCTTAATTTTAACTTTAAGAATATCATTTTCTTGACGTAATTCATCAACAATCTGTTCTTTTTGTTTTTTAGCAACTACTTTAATATCATCCATTAGAAGAACCTTTTAAGTTCTTTTGCCATTTCATCTGGTCTAGTTGCATTTTTTACCATAATACCAGACATTTGATTCTTAATAGATTGAAGATCTTTAATGAATTCTTCACTAACATCAGGTTGTTTTTGAGAATCTTGATACATTTTGTATCCAACCATAGCACTAAATGTCATAATTGCTACCGGTAAAGCCACACTAGGCGATACAAACGGTGCAGCCAGAGATAAGACAACAAGCATCACTACCCGGTAATCCAGGTTTTTTAATTTTTCCATGAAACGCCCTTCTTTTTGTATGAATTATTCTTGCGTTTTGCCACTATATCGACTATATTAGTCATTCCTTATATAAAGGAGTTGGCGTTTATTGCGTAAACAAATCCATATACTATATGTTATTATTAAAGCTTGACAAGTTATTAATTATTTGATATACATAAAGACTAGGGACAATTACGTCCCCAAAATTATGCGAGGTTTTAATGAAATTGTTACTTTTAGCCGCACTACTAGTTGGTTCAATTGCTAGTGCCCAAGAAACCACGGTGGTGTTAAGTAAAAGCAACACTATCGTTATGAATAAAGTATTTGATACTGACACTGTTGCTACCGTAGCACAGAAAGCTCTGGAGTTAAATCAATCACTACCAGCAGGACAACCAATCAATCTAATCCTAGATTCACCAGGTGGAAGTATCTTTGCTGGAATTGAGCTTATTCAAAACTTAAATTCATTAGGTCGTAGAGTAAATACTATTAGTACCTTTGCTGCAAGTATGGGATTTCAAACCGTACAAGGCGTAAACGGTACACGATACTTAACTAATAGTGGTACACTCATGTC